TTGTTGTTGTTCCAGTATTTGTTACCAAAGCATTGGTTCCAGCATTGCCAGTTGTGGTTGTTCCAACATCTATTGTTGCTGGGCCTTGTGGACCTACTGGTCCTTGTATGCCTTGTGGACCTTGAGGGAGAACTAAATTTAATGTTTGTGAAGGGCTGGTTCCAGTTATTGTTGCACTAGCAGAACCTCCCTCAACAACCGTTCCAATATTTAAAACATTGGATGGGCCAGGGCCACCAATAATTCCATCAACGCCTCTTGGTAATGTTAAATTTAATATAGCATTAGATGCAGTTCCTACATTAACAACTGATGCTGGTGTAGCAGCACTAACAGTAGTTACTGTACCTACCTCTAAGGTGCCTGAAGGGCCCTGTGGGCCTGGATTGTCGGCTATAAAGGCTGCAATGTCGGTGCCAAGGTTTCCAAGGTCTCTAGGGACGTCTGGGGTGTCTGTATAGTCTGGAAATCTCCAGCCATTTACTCCTGTACTCATTTTTTTATTATACCACCTATCTACTTAATATATACGTGTGCTGGGCTCATGTATCTAGTACCAGATACAATAGGCTTTACCTCGTGGATGTAGGGCTCTTGTGATGGAAACATTATTAAGCTTCCAGATTTTGGTTTTATGGTGACATTATGGTTTGGGAAATTAATCTCTCCGCCCTCATAATCATCATTAATGTATGCCACTAAAGAAAATGCTAAATTCTTATTCCCATCTTGCCCATCAAAATGTGGACCCATTGATTGTCCTTCATTCCAGGCTTTTATTGTTATTCGATCAAGGTTTAAATCATATTTATTTTTATCTAATTTTCTTGAGTCTAAATATCTATCAGTACACATTTGAAAGGCCATTAACAAACTATTAGCAATATATAGAGTTTTTTTATCTAATATATCAGAGCCAGTAGAAATCTTTAATTTAGACCTGTCAATATTTTTTGTTTTTCCATAGACCAATTTATTATCGTCACTAGCAGTCCAGTTTTCCCATTTTGATATTCTGGAATACGACTCTGGCTCTTCGTCTATTTTGTCTATAAAATCTTTTAAATGTTCTGGAAAGCTTAATGCATTTTCCCAGTACCAGATATCTGTTTCCAAAATTTTAAGATCAAACATTATAAACTGCTTAAACTCTACATTATTTTGCATGTTAGCCCTCTACTTCTGATGCTGGATACACTTCTCCACGGGGGGTTATTCTTAATCCTTTATTTCTATAGTCTTCCCACTCAATAGCCTCATCTGCTTGCATTGCTCTAACTTCAGCAAGCTCTGCCGCCCAAGCATCTCTAACTTCTTGTGGGTAATCACTTTCTTCTCTGTCGTCCCAAAATGATCCGAGGGTGTATCTAATAGATTTTTTAACAGTAGTGACCTCATGCATATTATGGAATCCGCCAGCAAATGTTACTAGAGTTCCAGTTTTTGGAGCAATTGTTAATCCATGCTTAAAGTTTAAAATACCATCTTCAAAGTCATCGTTTAAATAAAGAAAGGTTGCATATCTACTTCTAGTAAATGCTCCTGAAACTCCATCATTAGAAGTATTGTCTGAGTGCATATTTGCAAAAGCTCCTGGTGCCCATCTTTGAGAGTGCCAGCTTATCTGCGACATTTGTGCTGAATCTTTTCCAGCCATATCTGCAGTAGCATCTATAACTCTTTGTCTAAGATCTACAAAAAAATCTCCTGGTAAGCCACAGGCAATTGTGTCTGGGTCATTTAGCTCTGGAGTGCCTGATGAGTATGACTCATAAAATGAAATTGGCATCCACTTTAATTGTTCTTTTTCCATCTTAATAGCTAGAACATCAATAATTGATTTACATTCATCTGGGGTTAAAAAATTGTCATATTGCACAATATCTGGCTTGTGTCTAGTTATAACCATATCTCTTTCCATAATTACATCATTCCTTTTTCTTCTTTAGCATCAAATGGGACACCAAATTCTTTAGCATCAAATGGGACACCAAATTGTTTTTCATCATATGGGACACCAAATTGTTTTTCAACATGTTCCTCATATGTAACTGGAACTCCGTCATTGAAATAAACCATGTTTCTTTTATCATCGTATTCAATTCTTTGTTGCTCCATTTTTGCCCACTTGTAAGCACCAAATTTTCTTTGGTTTGCAAGCCATTCTTCTGTGCCATTATGAGGAGTCATTATAAAGTTTCTAACAAAAAATTTCTCATTGCTGTTAATTGTTTTTACCCCATGATAGTATGGCTCTGTTGATGGAAATACTAAAATATCTCCAGCCTTTGGCTTATGATTAATAAATTGCCCATCAATATAAAACTCTATATCTCCGCCATCGTAATCATCATTAATATACATTGTGCAGGTAATTGAAAATTTCTCCCCAGGCATATCTTTTTGTGATGTTATGTGATCTGTATGATACTGCATCGTAAGCTTACTTTTAAGATTATCAACTCCTGCATGATATTTAGAATAAGAAGATCCGCTAAAACGCCAGCCTTCTGGCAATTTTATATTGTGTCTTTCTATGTAGTCCGCTATAACCTTACTGTATGCCGCTTCAACTTCTTCAACGAATGCCTTTTCTTTAATAAACATTTCTGTAGATTGAATTTCTGCAGAAACTTCTCTCATATCTTTTTTCTGAGTATACGTTCCAAAATGGGCCCAAGGATCCCAGGTCTTTAAAAAATACTTTCCTTCTGAAGTTTTTTCTGAAGAATTCATGACTTCATATAGTTGTGCTGGATCTTTTAAAACATTTCTATAAACATCAACTTTTGGGTACAGTTCTATATGGTCTAATTGGCTCATGGTTGTTTTTCTCCCGTATGTTTTTGTATCGTCCAAAAGAATGGAGATGTAAATCTATTTCCAGAGATTACTGGACGTACTCCATGTGTATAATTCATATCACCTGGAAAAAAATATGCTGCTCCTGCAACTGGCTGAAATTCAATTCCGTGCTGTGGGAAATATAATTCTCCGCCTTCATAGTCATCGTTAAAATAAAATAAGCCAGCCAAATCATACCAAGGAAAATCATTTGCTCTTCCTTTTTCTGGGCCAGAATGAAATTCTTTATCTGCATGCGGCTCTTGTCTGGCACCAACAGGCCATCTAACAATTGCTGGACCAGTTTCTTTTGCATCAACATTAAAAAATGCATCTACTTCTATTTTAAGTCTTGCTATCATGCTATAAATTAATTCTAATATCGATGGGTCTGACGCCATTAAAGAATTGTAGGTGCAAACTCTATTTTCCCAAACTTTGTGGTCATATAAAACTAGGCCATCGGCATCTCTATGGGTTTCTGTTATGTCCCAAATTTTATTATTAAGGGAAAAGTCCATCAATCTTTTACGCTCTTCTATTGTAAGGAAATCTTTTATTTCTACTATGTTATTTATGGAATTACCAAAAAATCCAGACGGAGTAATAGATTTTGGCTTTTGATCTTCTGTCCATTGGTTTGCTAGCTTCATTTATCTATTATATCATTTCCCTTGTTTAATTCATGATTGACTTTAAGCCTAATAGCTTTTACTTGATGACCGCCTAGGACATTTTTAAGGTGATCTACAGCATCTCTATAAAAATTAGACCAAATTGCTTTTCTGTTTAAATCGTAAATAACATTAGAATACTCGTTAGAGTCAAATTTAGGGTCTGGCAAAGACTCTACTTTATCAAAATTTATTTCTGAGTTTTGTAAAGCTTCTAAATCTATTGGTAGTATAGCAATTATTGGTGTTCCTGCTTTTATGGTAATAACTTCGTTTGGTTTAGTTATCATCCAGGCACATGGCAATTCTCCTCTAAAAAATGATGTACTCATTAAGGTTGTAAAAGGAACGGCACCGTCAATGAATAAATTTGGAACTGGCATAGATAGAAGACTTAAATTTTCTTCAGTAGAAAACATTAGGCCCGTATTAAAACTTACTGTTCCATTAGCTCTACCAGAATAAGCATACTTTTCACCAGACAAAATTTTAACGTGATCTGGAGTGCTGTCTGTTACGCCATCCCATATAAAAGATATATCTTCTGGAAAAGATATTCCCCAGCCAAGCTGGTTAGTTAGTCCTACTGGAAAACATTTATATGCATGAGATTCCCAAGTATTATCCATCCAATCTCTTTTAATTGAAAGAGGAAAAACTTCTCCGTAACCATCTCTTATTGTATAGGCTTTAATTTTATGCATACGAGTTTTTGCCAGTTTTTTCATCTTCTACTAACCATCTGGCTCGTGCTTCAAAAAATTCTTGTCTGTGAGCATGATCATTATAATCAAGCATTGTTACAATAGAAAACTTCATGCCATCTTCTACTGGCATTGCTCTATGCGAAAACAGATAGGTAGATGGGAAAATATATAAATCACCAGCTCTTGGCTTAATGTTTAGACCTAATTTAGGAAAAAATAAATTGCCTCCTGCATAATCGTCATTTACATAAGCAACTAATGATACTGTGGCACTATATGAAAATCCGTGGTCCGCATGCTCTTGGAAGTGTTGTCCTTTGCCGTATCTAATACAGTTCATAACTTCCCAATAATTCATCTTTACACTATATTTAGTACAATAATCTTGAACTGCTACGTCCTGTGCTTTTTTTAAATCAGACCATAAATCTGCAACTAGTTTCTGGGTTTCATTGACTGGATTAATTATCTCTCCAATTTTAATATCTTCACAGTCTCTATATGATGGTCTTTTTTCACTATAGCCAACAAAACCAAATGTCCAACTGTATCTGGAATCTGCCTCTTTATCAGCAGAATTTCCTATTGCGTTTAATCTATTAATAACGTCTAAATCTTTTTTAATTACATCTCTGTATACCCACACGCCTGGGAAAAGCTCTTCCTTTGAAGAAAATCCATATTGGTCATTTATAGTAGTCATGCCTTTATTGTATCATTTTGAATTTACAAATACAATAGCAAAAAGAGGGGGGCATTGTGTGCCACCCCTCTTTTATAGATATTTAAGCTATTACTAGGAAAGAATTAACGATAAACCATGGATTTGGAGATGTTCTAACATCGTACACGGTAGATTCTGTTTCACTCTTTTCAACTGAGGTTACTGGAGTTCCTTGGACTAGTCCATTTGAATCTACTCCTATGATTATTTCTCCTATCTCAATTTCTCCTGCATTCTTATAGGTAATACCATTTGAGGTTTTTACAAATAACGGCTGGGTTTCTGAGTAGTCTTTACCTCTGTAATTAAATCCAATTAGCTTTCCAGTTTTTTCTGTTATTGAAATAACTTCTGAATTTGTAAGCTTAACTGTTGATTCTAAATGTCCAGATGTCTTATTTGCGGTTATAGATTCAAGATTAATATTAGAGTTATCAACTGTTATTACTTGATCTCCAATTTTAATATCTTTAGCTTTTACCCATCCAGTATTGGTGAAAATAACTGATTCTGGTGATAAACACTTACCCTTAAATCCTGGTGGGGAAAAGAACCCTGGTGGGGCAAAGAACCCTGGTGGGGCAAAGAACCCTGGTGGGGCAAAGAACCCTGGTGGGGCAAAGAACCCTGGTGGAAAGAACGGTGGAAAGAACGGTGGAAAGAACGGTGCTTGAGTTGTAATATTAGCTGTATTTTCTGAAGCTGCTGACCGACCATTAGCATTATCTGCATAAACATTATAATACTGAGATGTATTAGCAGTATCATTGATGTTTATAGTTAGGGATGCTGTATTTCCACTTGTTCCATCATTACCTGCAACATAGTAGTTAGTTATTGCGGATCCACCATTTGCTGGTTGTGTCCAAGTAATTGTGTTTTGGTTAACTCCTGCAGTTGCGACTGGGCTTTGTGGAGCTTGAGGTACGGTTGTTGCAGTAATGCTATTTGAGGCAGCAGATGCTGCACCAGTTCCTACTGCATTTGTTCCCGTTACCGTAAATGTATATGCTGTATTTGATTGTAAACCAGTTACAGATATTGGAGAAGATGCTCCTGAAGCAGTATACGATCCTGGAGAGGATGTTACTGTAAAGGATGTAGCAGCAGGTGAATTTGCTGGCAAAGAAAACGTTACGTCGGCCCGTCCATTGTTATATGCACGACCAGATGGTACGTTTGTTGCTGTTACTGACTCTGGTGCCCGTGGCTCCAGAAAGTCATTTGATGCCTGTGCCTTTTTACCGAATTTCTTACCTACTGCCATTTTGAATCTCCTTTTTAACTATTTAAATTTGTATTACGCCATCAAGTCGCCGTAGACAACCCATGTATTTGCTGCTCTCTTAAAGAGAGTACAAGATGACCAGGTTGTACGAAGCTTTAGACCAGGTGTTGCGTTAACTGTAACTGTTCCTGATACTGGGGCAATTGTTACTTGTCCAGCTCCAGTTTGAAGAATATCAATAGATGTTCCGATTGGGAAGTCTAGAGTTGCGTCTTCTGGTATTGTTAAGGTTAGAGGTGATCCTGATCCCATTTCGATTAGATCATCTCTTTCAGTTAGTGATGAAAGTGTATATGATTCTGTTTTTGCAACGATTGGTGTTAAAGAATCTACCTTTAATCCAAGGCTGGTTGTTACTGATGCTGCAAAGTTTGCGTCATCTCCAAGTGCTTGAGCAAGTTCATCAAGTGTATTCATTGCTGCTGGTGCACCAGATATAAGTGCGCTTACCTGTGATGTTGCGTCTGCAATTGCTTCAGATTTTGCTGTTGCGATTGCTGAAGACTGTGCTGTTGATACTGGCTTATTAGCATCAGAAGTATTGTCAACATTTCCAAGTCCAAGTGTTGCTGGTGTTACTGCTGCAACCTCTGACTTAAGTGCTAGAAGTGCTGTATCTGCAATTCCATGAACATTTGTAGTGTCTGCTTCATGGGCTGAAAGAGCGGTAGCCGCTGCTGTAATTTGTGTTTGAACTGATGATGTAACTCCATCTAGGTATCCAATTTCTGTTGAAGAAACTGTACCAATTGATGTTGTACTTGGAAGAGTTACTGTACCAGTAAATGTTGGTGAGGCCAAATCTGATTTAGCTGCAAGAGATGCACCTAGTCCAGAAATTTTGTCTTGGTGAATTGCTGCAGTAGCACTTACATGATCATTTGTAATTTGAAGATCTGCAATTTTTTCTGCAGTTATTGCATCAACTGCAATTTTATCTGCAGTTACTGCACCATTTAGAATTTTTATTGTAGATATTGCATCGGTTGCTAAATCTGCTGTTTCTACAGAGCCTGCAGGAAGTGTTACTGATCCTGTTACTGTTAAGTTAGTTAAGCCGATATCTGTTGCTGTAAGGTTTCTAAGCTCAAGATCATCTAGGCTTCCTTGGCTAAAATTAATTGTAGTGCTTGGTGCATCGGTTACTCCTGTAAAGAGTTTCCATTTATTAGCAGATGCATCTCTTGCAAATCCTGTGTGATTAGCAACTCCATCATTGTGTTTAGCTACAAATCCTAGATCTAAAGCATTTCCTGCGTTGGTTGATGCTAATGCAATTAGTGGATCTTCTGTTGTAAAGTTAGCTGTATCTAATGTTACAGTTGTTCCATTAACAAAAAGATTTCCAGCTAATGTTAAATTTTCTCCTGATATGCTTCCACTTGTTGAAATATCTGTTGCTAGTCCTGTTAGCTTTAATTGTGCCTCTGGAATCTTAGTAGTTCCATCAAGAGAAGCAACACCATTTTGTGCTCCACGATCTGCAATTTCTAAGTATGTGCTTGCTGTTGAATTTGTAAGTCCAGTTACTGCTGCATCAACGTAGGCTACTGTTGCAACCACTGCTGAATCTACGCTAATTGTAATTGTATTTGCGCCATCATTATAAGTCTTTGTTAAACCTGCACCCATTGTAAGTGCTGTATTGATTGCGTCTTGTGAAATTTCTCCAATTTCAGGTGCATCTGCTGCTACGTAAGAAAGGGAATTCCATGCGGTGGATCCATCTCCAACTTTAATTTTTCTAGTGTTTGTTTCAACGCCTAGCTCTCCTGCTGCAAGTATTGGATTTACTCCAGACCAGTCTGTTGCTGATCCTCTTCGAACTTGAATTCTTACTGTTGACATTTTTTCTCCCTTTGTTACTTTATATTAGATTATTATACCATTATTTATTTATACTAAAGTACCTGAATCAAAAGTTAATTCGTACACTAAAGTGTCTGGGTATCCACCATTTGCATATTTATTTGCCGATGTTGAAACCCCGTTGCCTTGAACTGTATATACTGGTTGACCATCATAATCAATTGCAAGACCTATATCCATGAAGCTTATATCTGGGGTTGCTTCCCAGTCTACGTTTCCAGAATCAAAGACCATTCCATAAGCTGCAGTTGATGGGCTTCCGCCATCAGCAAATTTAGTTGCTGTTGTAGATACCCCATTAGCTTGAACTGTATAGATTGGCTCACTATTGTAATCAATTGCAAGACCTACGTCCATTAAATTAATCATTGTGTTTTCGTCTGGAACTTCTGAATTTAAAGCTATTGGCATCCATTGGCCATTTAGCTGAATTTGTAATTTATTTGTTACGGTATCAAATCTTAAGGGAGTAGACCCTAATACAACATTAGACTCAAACGTAGCAGTGCCTGCGACATTTAGTCCATTCTTAACTCTAAAATTCTTATCTACTGTTGCCATTTAAGTTCACATATCCCCTAAGTGTTTTTTTGGGAAGATTTCAGGCTCTCCCCTGGCCCTTTATTAAATTATTTAAGAAGTGTTCCAGAAACTTTAACTGTTGAGTTATCTACTGGAGTTACTCTTATTCTTACATTTGAACCTGATACGTCTGCTGTAATTGTTCCTCTTGATCCATTAGTTCCGACAATTGCATATTCTGTAACTGCTACATTGTCTGACGAGTCTAGTGTTATTAGAACCTCTGATACTTCATTGTGTGTTACGTTGTCAATTTTAACAAGAACCTTGGCTGAGCGGTAGTCTGCCTTTGCCCACTCATAAGCTGTTCCAGCAACTGATGCTGTTCCAGATGATGAAGCTGCAAACTGCTTAGCTTGATCATTTACGTTCAATGCTGTAAATGCTGTTGTTCCGTTTTGCTGTGCTGTATTAGCGGCTGCTGCTGTTGCTTCTGCTGCTGCTTGCGCTGCGTTGGCCTTTGTGGTTGCGTCTGCTGCTGCAGTTGCTTCCGCTGCAGATTGTGCTGCGTTAGCCTTTGATGTTGCATCTGAAGCTGCTGCTGTAATTGCTGCAGATTCTGCTGCATCGGCTTCTGCTTTAGCGAAAGCTGTTGTAGCTATTTGAGTAGTATTTGTATCTGCTGCTGCTGTTGGTGCAGTAGGTGTTCCAGTTAAATCTGGAGAAGCAAGTGGGGCTTTTGTTCCCAAAGCTGTTGTAATAGTTGTTGTGTAATTAGCATCATCATTAATTGCTGCTGCTAATTCATTTAATGTATTAAGAAGGTCTGGTGCGCCGTCTACTAATGTACTTACTGCGCCAGAAATTGCTGTGTTACGATTTGAAACCTCTGTTGAAATTGCAGATGAAAGTGCTGCTGCTGCAGTTGCCTCTGCTGCTGCTTGCGCTGCGTTGGCCTTTGTGGTTGCGTCTGCTGCTGCAGTTGCTACTGAAGCTGAGTCTCCTGATACTCTAAGTGCTGCTTCTGCTGCTACTTTAGTAGTTGCATCTGTTGCTGCTGCTGTAATTGCTGCTGCTTCGGCTGCGTTAGCCTTTGTAGTTGCATCTGATGATGCTGCAGAAATTGCTGCAGACTGAGCAGATGAAGCTGATCCATAAGCGTCAAATACGTTAGCCTTTACTGTAAGATTTCCTGCACCATCGACTGCAAATGTTCCTGCGTCTACTGATTTTACAAGAGTGGCTCCGCCAACAAGGTTAAGAATATAGGAATCTGCGCCTGTTTCTGTAAGTATGTTTTGTCCGTTGATTGTACCTGTAGCACCCTCAACTATAAGGCCTGATTTAATTCTAAAGTTTTTTACTACTGTTGCCATTTTATATGACTCCTCTTATTGCTTTTTTTGTTATGCTTTAAGCGTTGTTCTGATATATCTTACTGAGATAGAACCAGAAACAGGGGTGACTCTTAAACTAATTATACCTGAGTTTTCTTCAAAGGTATAAGAAAATAAGCTAGTGTTTGTGTTTGAGATAATGTTTGATTCTGAAACCATTATGTCTGTTCCGTTATGAGAAACAAGTATTTCTGATGTATATACATCGGAATTCTTTGTCACCTGAATATTATACTTAGCGGTTCTCCATACGCTCTTTGAAAAAGAGTCTACGTTTGTAGCGTTTTCAATTCCATAGACTGCAAGGTCATTGTTGCCTTCTAATCCAAGAAGCTCTATAACGTTGTCTGTGCTATTGTCTAAATTGATTAACGTAGTTTCAATAGTAGATACTTTGTACGTCAGTGATGCAGGATCTGTTGAACCGTTTACACCAACTTTTGTTTCTAATGCTTCAATGGCATCATTTGCATTTATATGTTGCTGCGAATGAGATGGTGATGATAGCTCGTCGGAAGAATTAGGATTAACTAATTGATCTAAGCTAGTTGGATAATTGGTGGCCAATTGACTACCCCCTATGTGTAATTATGTTGCTTAGATAATTATACCTTATTATTTTTTACAAAGAAGGTTTATTTTACCATTTTGACAATGGGCAGGTTGCTGCTTCCATTGCTGTCTTCATTTTCATTAGACAGCCACATTGTTTACATTGTGTAGTTAATGATATGAACTCAGGACATCCCCTGCAAATATTTAGTCTTTGTTCTTTTTTTTCATCAGTAGTCCATACGGTATTTGGATTTAGCATATCCCATGGCTTGACGGTATTTGGATCAACTAGGTTTGCTTTTATTGTTTTCCACCTTGAAGTCATAATTAATCCTTGTTAAATGATGTGCCGTTCCATTTCCATCCAGATGCTGGGGTTGGAAGTTGTGATATTTCTATAGGCAAATCTGTAAAATTTATTATTTTAGGGTTACTTGATAGTCCTGATCTTAATATTTCTGTTTGAAAGTCTCCTGTTGGTATAGCAAACCATCCAGCAAACTCATTATCAACAAGAACAAAAAATACTTCTCCGTCAATATCTCTTTTTATAGACACGGTAAATCTCCTTTTTTAAAATTATAGCATAAAAATTATGCTATGGCTATAGTAGAATTAACAATAAACCAAGGTTCTGGGGAAGTTCTAATATCATAAACCTTTGAATCAAAATCATCTACTTCAATTGATTCTACTACAATATTTGAGACTGACCCGCTTGAATCTACATTTATAATGACATCCCCAATATTAATATCTCCAGCATTTCTATATTCTATTCCTTCTGAATTTTTAATAAATATAGGCTGATTAATAGAATAGTTTTTACCAATTTTATTAAATCCAATTAATGTTGAAGTTTTTTCTGTTATAGAAACAACCTTTACATTTGAAAATTCAATAACGGATGGTAATTCCTGTGATGTCTTATTTTGAGATACAGAATTAAGGTTTATGTTTGAACGGCTAATCGATATAAGGTCATCTCCAACAAAAATATCTTTTGCTTTTACTAAACCATTTTTAGTAAAGACAAGTCCGTCTGGTGATATACAGCCTTTACCTCCCTTAAATGATGGTGGGAAGAACGGTGGAACGTTTGGTTCAAAAATTGGTGGGAAGAACGGTGGTATGCCACCATCGACTCCAAAACTTGGTGGGAAGAACGGTGGGAAGAACGGTGGGAAGAACGGTGGTGCAAAAACTGGTGCTGGGTCAGTTGATTGACATGCTGGATAACTTGTCCCAAACGAACACTGACGAGAGTAGCCGCTACCAGATGCGGACGTGTCGGAACCAGGTTTTGTGTAGCTGCAATTACCTACGCCAGCTCCAGGACTAGAGGTTGTACAATGCCATTCGCTTTGTATGCCTATTGGTGCGGGATCTGTTGATTGGCATGCTGGATATGTTCCAGTGTTGTTGTATATACACTGACGAGAGTAGCCGCTACCAGATCCTGAATTATCAAAACCAGGGGCTGTGTAACTACAGTTACCTACGCCAGCACCTGGAGAAGAGGTTGTGCAATACCATTGAGAAGCTGGTGCTGGGTTAGTTGATTGACATGCTGGATAAGTTGTTCCAAATGTGCACTGACGAGAGTAGCCGCTACCAGATGCGGAGTTATCAAAACCAGGGTCAGTATAACTACAGTTGCCTACGCCACCGCCGTTGGTAGAGGTTGTGCATTTCCATGTGTTTGGTGCTGGAGGATATGTTATGGTTACGGCTGGAGAAGAAAGCCAGGCGGTCTCTGTAAATCTTGGAGATGTTCCTATAATTAATACTACAAAAGATCCAAATGTATCTGGAGAAGCACCAGGTCGATCTATGTCTAAGAAATTAGTGCTAGGACTTGAAGATGCAGAGCTTGCATATACTGAACCATCATTGTACACTGTCCAACTAGTTACAGTTATGTTTGTAGCAGACCAAACCAATTTTCCTCCGTAACTGTAAGAAAGCATTCCTGCTGCAACTGAAGGTTTGTTTGGCTTTAAATCGGTAACCGATGCATTTTTGCCGTATCCGCTTAATGACGTTCCAGAAACATTGGATGTATTCAATGGATTAATTAATATTCCTAAAGTTCCTGAAGCGGATCCTGTGTCAATTGTAAATTTACATGTAGTACCTGATGTAGAATATACACCTTTTGCAGAATCTGTATTATTTACCATACTAGTAACTTCTGTAAATGCTACTTCTGGTCCTTGGTATTGTATATAATAATCATTAGCGCCTTTTACTTTTTCCCATGTAAACTCTACTACGCCATTTGACACAACATTAACAGTTATATCTCCTAAATTAGCGGGAGCAATTACTGGACTTGATAAGGTATATATATCTCCTGAATTTTTACCATCTGCATTAGTAGCCGAAACTTTACACCTAACCGCATAGCCAACATATTTTAATGTTTGTTGAGAATCCCATTCGTCTTCAGATAATGCCAAAGAGCTTGTTGTTTTATCAAGTATGTTAGACCAATTAGATGTAGGATATGGAGCTTTTTGCCATTGATATTCAAATGTTGTTGGTGAATTTTCCCAAGTACCATTTGTTGTTAAAACTGTTTGTTCTGCAGCATAAAGAAATGATGAACCTTGCAAAGAAAGAGTTGGCAAAACTGTATTGACTGGAACTATTCCTAGTAGATTTTTCCACTCAGACCCATTCCAAACATAAGCCGCCTTAGAATCGTTCCAAGATGTTCCATCATGGATTTGAATCTTTTTTAAAGGATTCCAACTGGAACCATCAAAAATGTTTAGCGGCATTTCAGGCTCCTTAGTATTGTATGTAAATATCTCCAGCAGAATTACCGCTTGCAGGTGGTGTTAAGCTTGTGCTATATGTAATTTTATTTATGTTAGCAGAAGAGCTTCCGTTAGTATATGTTCCGTTAATATTAATAGATGCAGCGGTAGCAGCCGCTGTAATAGATGATGTAACGGCTGATGGAATTGTAGATTCTAATATTTTACCATTAGAGTCTAGTCCAGCATATCCATTTACATTGTTTCGATCTGCAGTAAGTGCATAATCACCAAGGGAGTTTTGTAATCCACTTGTTGCTGTATCAGTGTATGCTTTAGCCTCTGTTAAAGCATCTGTAAGATTAATTGATGTAGCATAACCAGGAATTACTGGAGTTCCAGTAAATGTTGGAGAGTTAATTGGCGCATAAGTAGTTGCTGCTATAGATGAATCTAATTTAGTTCCTACGGTGATTATTAATGCAGATAAACCAGTTTGATCTTCCTGAAAAGCAGTTGCTAGCTCTCCTAAAGTATCTAAAGATGCTGGAGCCAAGTTAACAATATCTGCAATTGCAGATGTTATGTCTGATGTTCTTGCAATTGTTGAGGGTATTACTGAATCTAAAATTTTAACATTAGAATCTAAACCTGCAAATCCACCAGACACATTGCGATCTGAATCAGGAACGTAGCCTGTAAGATTTTGGTTTATTTCTGTTCTTAAATCATCTACAGCTGAAAGAGCAGCATTTAAAGAAGCGGTACGTGCAGCATTTGTTGCTGTAACGGCTCTTGCATTTGTAAAGTATAAATTAGTTCCTTCTGTTAATTGAGTTGTTGATGTAATTGATACTGGAACTTCAAAATTGGCTAATGAAGAATCTACATAGCTGCGGGTATCAGTAATTAATGGATCTACTATTGCTGATACTCTATTTGTTGTAAAATATAGATTTGTTCCTTCTTCTATGTCTGAAGTAGTAATAAGATTAATTGCCGTGTTTATTTTTGTATCTGCAATTTGTCCCGCTAAAGTTACTGCGTTTGTAGATTTTGTTGTTGCATCTGCTGCTGCGGTAGTAATTGCTTCTTGGAATTTTGATGTTGTGTGTAAATTAGCTGAACTTAAAGCTTGTGCTGCAGATCCGTAAACATCAAAATATCCGTCTCCTGCAGTCCTTGCTCTTGCATTAGTAAAAAATAAATTTGTTCCTTCTAAAAGACTTGATGTTGTAAATGGACCAGAATTATTTATAGCATTTTGAATTGCCGTAGCGGCTTCTGTGTCTAAAGAAATTTGATCTGGTAATTGTGATAAAGGTATTTTGCCGTCAGAATTTAATGTAGCAATTCCATTTGCTTCTCCTGGTTTAAATGCATAGTTTGCAAGAAGATTCCATCTTTGGGTTCCGTTACCTATTTTAAATTTAAGAGTATCAGTTTCTATTCCTATTTCACCGTTTAAAAGAAGTGGATTGTTTGCTGCCCAATTTGCTGCGGTATCTCTTCTTAATTGAATTTTAAATGCCATTATGAATTACCTCCATCTAGTGATGGTGCGGCAAAGTCTTCCGAACCGCCGCCTCCCAAAATCTCTTCTTCTGTTATTGCTGTTCCATCAAATAGTCCTGCGTCAAACAATGTTTCTTCAACAAATGACGGATTATTTAAATTACTCACTGGGTTTCCTCCATCGTATCCTATAATTTGTGGTAAAACTGTTGCTGGTGTATCGGGGTTAGACAATGATTTAAAATCAACTTGATTCTGAATATCAATTGTGTGTACATCTCCATCAAATGTGTGCGTATGCATATAAAATGGAGTAGGGTCTGTACTTGGTGGAGTTAATTCTATCCATGTAGTTCCATTATGCACACGTAAATTTTTAGTTACGGTATTAATGTATATTTCGCCAACTTGTCCAAATACTGGGTCTGCTGACAGGGCCAGAAGTTTAAGTGGTACCAGCATCTGTCTTGACATTATTAACCTACTACAACTACTCTATATTCTCCAGCAGTTGGTGCGGAAGCAAAGTTAACAACTACAGCATTTGCATTTGATCTTTGAACATCTGCTTCTACCTGAGCAAACGGTGTGGCCGCTTCAAATATTTGAACGGTTACGTCTGTTGTTCCAAGATTGTGTGTTATTGTATAAGACGTTGCTGATGCGCCAAGTGTTTCTGAATATTTTCTAGCAATTGCATGATAATTTGTGCCGTTATTTGTTAATGTCCATGTATCAGATATTTCATTCCATAGAATCTCTACATCTGTTTCTGATCCACGCTCAACTGTTAATCCAGCGTCTGTAGTTGGGGTACCAGTAAAATTACTGTTAAGCTTTACTTTATTATCTTCGATGTTAATCTGTGTTGTATTTACAGAGTTAACGGTTCCAATTACATTTAAGTTTCCGCCAACTTGTAAGTTTCCAGTAATCTCTACGTTATCTGGTAAACCAATTGTTACTGCGGCATTATGTCCACTATTTGGAGAAACTGTAACTTCATTTGCTGTTCCGATAATAGTTGCTACGTAGTCACCTGTTGTTTGAGTGTCAAGTGGTATAACTAAATTTGTATCGCTTGCTGATGTTAAACGACCTTGTTGATCTACTGTAAATGTTGGTACTTTTGTAATTGATCCATATGTTCCAGCTGTTACTGCAGTATCATCTAAATCTATTGTTGTTATATTTGTTGTGTCGTTAAATGATTTTGTTAAGCCAACTCCGCCTTCTACGTAAGACCCTATTGCATCGGTAATTACTTCTAGCGAACCAGAAGCTGGGATCCAAGAAGATCCATTATAGAAGTATAATGTGTTGTCTGCTGTATTAAAATAAATTTGACCTGATACTGGGTTGCTTGGTGCTGCGCCTAAGTTTTGAATTCTAGCATTGAGCAACTCATTTTTGTTGAGATCAATACTAACTAAAAATTTTCTTGCCATTTTTTATCTCCTTTTTAGGACAGGTATGCTGTCCCCGAAAATGGCTGGGCCATTGTCAATGTTAGTCTACTAGTACTATTATAGTCTATACCTGTTTCCAGTATATCACCTGAGCTTGATTTAACAGATACGTTTGGGTGGAAAAGCAAATTGTGGTTTATTACTACTGAATACACTCCATTTACTGGCCCAGTTAATTGGGCTAGCTCCCAAGAATACATGAAGGATACCTGTTTATCCAAAACAAAGCTTTTTTCTACACTCCAGGTATTTGATGTGGGGGATTTTGGTCCCCAAAATCTTGTTGTCAAGGTATCAAAATAAAAATCTCCAGGTACGCCTAAAGAATTGGCTGGATTACCTTCTCCGCTAATTATTGTTCTTCCAGGGGAGCCTGAAGCTCTTACTACTACTAAGGGGTTATTTTCAGTAACAATTAAGCGGGTTGCCATTATAGTGTTACCGCCCTATTTAATGTTAAATATCCTTCTAATAATCTTGTTACATTTACACTAGGGTCAACTAAAACTAAATCATAAGCAGATTTTGGATAAAAAAGTTTTTTTGTTCTATCTGCTGAAATAGAAACTGAAATTTTTCCAAGTGAGGGTGTTATTGTTATTCCATCTATTTCTGAAAGACTAAAGGCTAATTTTTTTCCACCTTGGGTATCTCTTACTTGCATTTTTGCTGTGTGGTGATTTAATTGTATAGGCTGATTATCTTCGTCAAGATATTGCAATTCAAAAGTAAACGTTGCGTTCTCGTCTACCTGAAAATTTTTTTGAGCTGCCATTTTTACCCCTAAAAAGAAAATACCCTTACACTATTTTAGCATAAGGGCATTCCCAATTGACTAATAATTATTTAGCCACAAATCCGAATTCTTTGTTGCTTGGGCTTAGGGCCTTTAAAATTACTGGGGCAACTGCTGCTGCTCCAGCTGCAATTAAATCCTTTGGATTTGTATTGCCAGTCATATATAGAGCGGTGGCTGCTGCCAAAAATGCTCTTCCGTAAGTTCCTATTGCTGCTAAGATTTGCTCTTGCATAGTCACTTTCCCATCTTTATTTAAATCAGCTTTATCAAAGTTTTTGATAGCCATTTTTTATCATCTCCTCGTGGGCGGTGTGCCCATGAATTTTGGGTATTATCCCAATCCTATAAGTTTACCACTAAGCTGAAATATCTACAAGTTCGCAATTACCGTCTGAACTGCAGGCTAGAGTGGCATTTGTTGAAGTTCCGTCTTCTGTTTCATAAAATGACAGATCTTCCCAGCGAATATTGCTAGGCATTTTTGCTACTAAAGCATCATATTCTTCTTTTAAAATTTCTTGATATGGAGCTTGCTTATATGTATGTTCTGAGTGAGGCAGAAATGAGATGCCAGAAACTTCATCAAAGTTTTTATAAACCCATGCCCCCACTTCCATCCATTCATCTTCTTTTACAGAAACTGTAATTGAAGGTTTATGTTCGCACCAAGCACGCTGGTATACAAGCCAAATATTTAAATGATCAATTGCAGTTAAATCGTTTCTAACAATTGCACCCTCTGGTGCCTTTACTGGAAATGAAAATACATAAGTTTCGTTTGGCTTCATTACATCATCTTCAACTGGAATTCCAACTTCTTTTAAAAATGTTGAAATTGGATCTCCCTTTGAACCACGAACTGTACGAACATAATATGGTGAATGCCAAGGATGCATTCCTGAAGATACCCCAACTAATTGAGACACTGTTCCAGAAGGTTTTACACATGTAATTGCTGCAGACTCAGGAATTCCAATTTTCCCAGACTCTTCTCTATTTACTTCTCTTGCCTTTTCACGTAGTGTCATCAAGAATGCTTCTAGTGCAACTAGGTCTTCTTTACCAGACATAAACTTGTGACCAAATTGTCCAGTCAAAGAAACTCCAAGAAGTCTTTCTTCTTCTGTATTGTCTTTCCAAATTTTTCTAAGATATTTAAAATCTGTAAGGGTCGATTGCCATGTCCCAAGAATAGTTGCTAATTCTACCTTACGCTCAATATCTTTTTTAGTGTCGTTTTCACGCAATACAACTTCTGAAAGATTACAAAATTGATATGGACGCAAAATAATTTCAGAACATGGGTTAGTTCCATAATGAATGTCTGGATCTCTTCGACCAAACTTTGCAGCTTGCGCTTGCGCTGCAGCTACGTTATATATACCACGCTCTCCAGACTTAGAATCGTATAATGATTTCCATTCTGCAATAAACTGTTCCATTTCTGGTTTACGAGAGTATGCTACGGAATTGTTTGACAAGGCACGTTGTGAATTTTGCTCCCACCAATTTCCAGATTTTGCCTGTGCCATTTCTATATCGTTAATGTTTGAAAGTGAAATCATTGCGGAACGTCTAACGCCACCTACAACCACAACTTCTCCAATTTTACACATAATGTCGTGACACTCAATTGGCTTAAGGTTTCTACCAGTTGCGTTTTTAAATTTTGCAATAGTGAAATCAAAAAGATTTACTAAAGGTTGCGGTCCAGATGATCTTCCACCCATTGTCTTAAGTCTTGTTCCTGCTGGCCTAACTTTAGAAATATCTATGGCTGGAATTTGTCCAGACCAAAGTAATGCAAGTAATTCACGATATGCTTTTGCCCATCCTTGTTTTGAATCTTCTACAGTTATTACAGTAGTAGATTTTTCCAAAGATTCTGGAACGGCAGGAAGCTTATTAATGTATTTATACTCAACGGAAAAGCCAACTCCAGTACCACACATTAAAACATACATTGTTTCATCAAAAGATCTTGGAGAATCTACTGGCAAAAAGGCGCAATTGTATCCTGCTACATTATCTCTTTCTAGTGCGGCGCCAGATGTCATTACTGCTCTCATTGATGGCATTACATTTCTTTCAAACACGAACTCTTTTAATTCCGCAACTAGCTTTTCATTTGGAATATAATTATAATTTTGCTTTAAATGATTTGTCATAAAAGAAAAATATCTATCTACTGTTTCTCCCCATGTCTCTCTACGTGATTCTGCCTCTACCCATTTAGCATATCTAGAAAGTGCAATAAAATTTTCATAAGGATTATTAATAGTATTTTTCATTTGTCGCCTTTTTCTTCCGATTTACGGATTAATTATTTTGAGTGAGGTATAAGTGTATCAAACTTTTTTCTAAAAGAAAAGAAAAAATATTTTTATTGTTGTTTTTTAGTTAACTGTAATATATAATACTGTATATATAATATATTTTGATTTGTTTGATTTGCTGACCCCCCGACCCCCCTATGGAAGTATACTAAATATAGATTCTTTGTCAAGAAAAAATTATTTGACATATTCTTACTTACAATGGTATGATTATACTTCGCTATCTCTAAAGGAGGAAATGCCAATGGAGAATATAAAGAAAAGCTTAAGCGATATTGTTCATCAATATGCTGCGATTATATTAACAGTAATGTTTTTATTTTCCAACACAGTTAATGCAACAAGTGCACAAGCTTTAATAGTACAACCAAAGACAGAAGTACAACTTAAGAAAGAAACCTTAGAGAAGTACAGCAATACTGTTTACAAGCCTTCACAAATGCTTTCAGACATTGAACTGAAAGAACTACTGCAAGCAGTAGGCTTCGAAGGAAAAGCCCTTAAAACGGCTTGGGCCATTGCTAAGCGGGAGTCTAACGGACGACCACTAGCATATAATGGTAACAGGAATACTGGAGACAGTTCTTACGGAATTTTTCAGATCAATATGTTGGGTAAACTCGGCGTAGATCGTAAAGAAAAATTTGAATTAAAGTCAAACGAGTCATTGTTTGACCCAACTAAAAATGCAGAGATAGCGTATTACATGACCGATGGCGGAATTGATTGGTCAGCTTGGAAGGGTTTAACCCCAAGAGCACAGGAATTTTATTTAAAGTTCCCAAACAGTTAGAAAGGAAGTGTAATGAGGATACAGTACGTGTCTACTTACATTAAACTTTCTGAAGAGGGCCTTGTTCCTAAGCTTTTATGCCCACAGGATCAGGGCTCTCTTTTATGTAATGGAGACGGAGAATCTCTTATATATCTATATTGCCTTGAATGTGATTATAAAAATACTATGGGCATATCCAAGTATGAAAATATAGTAGAATTAGTAGATGAACAAAAAAGAATTTAATTTTGAGTATGACACAGTTTCCGAAACGGATGCTATGGGTAGAGAAATTTGGTGGTTAGATGCAGGAAGACCAGAAGACGGAAACAAATAATTTAGAAGATAACCTGCCTATGGTTAACTATATAATGCTACACAGAATTTATGATTTACTAAGTCTTATTTCAAATAAAATAGTCGGATCGGAAGATACGCAAAAAATGGTATCTTATCACGAAGCAGGGTACTTACTTGGGCCAGTTCCATCATTTTCACCATCAGAAGATATAGATGATATCAAGAACTAATGTCTGGGCCAATGACGAAGACTTTAAAAAATGTTTTAAAGAATTTATGGCCATAGGAAATTTTGATAATTCTATAGAAGACCCAATTAATGAAAGGCTTTATGTTTTACAACAATTTGCAAAAAGACAGCAGAGGCTAAATTCTAACTTTGTCGAAATAGGTGTTTATGCTGGAATGTCTATGTATTTTATGGCAGATTATTGCAAAAAAATATTTGTAGGAATAGATTCATTTGAGGGTGTTTCGGAGCCAACCCCAGGAATAGATACTAATTATTTTGTTAAGGGTTCCTTATCCTGTGATATTTCAAATGCAAAAAATTATTTAAATAAGTTTAACAATGTTGATTTACTTAAAGGTTGGGTTCCCGATGTTTTTAGTTTACTCCCAGAACTAGAATACTCTTTGGTACACATTGACGTTGACCTTTACGCCCCTACAAAACAATCTATAGAATATTTTTGGGACAGATTGCTGCCCGACGGGGTTCTAATTTGTGACGATTTTGGCTCAAGCAAAACCGTAGGCGCAAAAAAAGCAATGGTGGATTTTTTTGGAAGAGAAAATATAATTGAATTTAGTACACAACAAGCTTTTGTAATTAAGCGTTGACTTAATTATAATAATATATTATAATTAATATTCAGGTTGAGATTGTAAAATTTCCCTGATTGCATGAAAATGCACAAACCCCTTACGGATCCGCCTCTGTAGGGGGTTTGCATGATATAATATATATTACTATGGCACACCATTTTGCTAACTTTATGAGAAGTCCACAATTCACTCATCCTCAAGTATGTAAGGATGACTGTAAGCTTAAACACGATAATAAAAATCATCAATCAAAATTTGAAAAATTTTTAAAAAGAATAGTGGGTAAATAATGTTTTACGACAGAGAAGACTGTATAAAAGCTTCATTTTTCCCAGATGATTACGGCACACAAAGCGGAGTGTTTATATTTAAAGGATTTTATACAGACGAAGAGTGCAAGACTGTAGAAGACGAGTTAAAAGATTACGATCTGAAACAAAAATATAGAGATACTTTAATCAGCTGGTATTCTAATAAAATTAGCCCCCCACTTGCTTCCATACATCCACTTTGGGAAAAGGCAAGCGAGCTTTTGTATCCAGAGTATGTTATGCATCCTCAAGGCAACGTATTAATTATTACCCCAGAAATGAACGAGGGAATGTTTACACACTCTGACTCTCCTGGGAAAGGAGAATGTCACAGACTTTCCCAAGTAGACGTTTGGAAAACTTGTTGTGAATTAGATTTTGGCTTAGTTGCATATTTTGGAGATTTTGAAGGCGGAGAAATATTTTACGTAAACATAGACAAAGACGGAAACAGATCTGAAGGAGTTCCCGCAGCAAATAATTTAAAAATAAAGCCAGAAAGAGGAGATCTAATAATTCACGGGGCATTTTCCCCACACGCTCACGGAGTTAATCCAGTCACATCTGGTAGAAGATATGCTTTCTCAAACTTTGTGTTAAAGGCAGAAGATAATCCTGGATCTTTTTATAACTACAAGACTCCAGAGTACTATGAGCAAATTAAAGATAAAGATAATCTTACGCTAGAAGAATTTACTGCCATATGGATGAAACCACTAAAAGAAAATCCTCAGTTTAGCAGAGATAGAATTCAAAAGTATCAGGCTTCTGGTCTAGAGGGTATAGAGCTATCTGATGCATATATGGGTGAATTTAAAGAACATTAAATACCATATAGTGCGAAAAAAAAGTGCGTCGGCGAGAAGAACACATTTTAGTCAACTGTAATATATTGTTTCATGTGAAACATATTGAAGCTACAGCAACTTCCTGGAATACCCCATATAAAGCCTCTACAGGCTCTCTAAGCCTTTACTAGGCTATTTGCCTATGTCAGGACGGGGAGGGCCAAAATAACCCTTTACGTGAATATTCTACAATTTCCCAGAAGCAAGTAGGACGAGATATAGACTAATAAGAGACAAGGAGAATCTAATTAGGAATATATATACCTTAGATCTATTATAAGTCATCTTCGTCATCTATATCAAAGATATCTTTTATCCCGCCCATTTTTCTAATTTGATCAGCTAAGAATATGCTTGCAGAAAAGAATAGCAATGTAGGTATCATCCACTTTTTACAATATTTTCTAATCATAGATTAATTATACTATACATAATATTCTAGTCAACTGAAATAATACTAAGTCTATCTGAAAACAATTTCCAAATTTTTTCCATATACTCAGGCTTTAATCCATCTACTGGATGTGGAGCATCTGTATGTGTCATAGATGGAGTTAACTCAGGAACTCCTAATGAATCTAATATATCTTGCTGAGTAATAATTATCTCGAATCCAGCTTCACTTGAATACTTGTGTAATGCAGCTAAAAACTCCCTATTCTGATCTATCCTCTGCTCATGTGTGTAATATGGACTAATACCTTCATGCTTTAAAAGCATCTCAGTAAACTGAGGCAATGGCTCTATTACAACTACTTTAGAATTAGGGAAATTGTCCTTTATGTTCTGAATGAACGATTTTACCGTATTGTCCGCATTTTTATATTTAGGTAAAAATGTTCTAGTATCAACATATCCCATCCATAAGGCCAATATGCCATCATCTTTAATGATTGAGAATGGCTGTGGCATATGATTAACAGTTCTAGCAATTTCTACTCCAGAAGACATTTCATCTTCTTCCCGCATTTGCTCAACACTAAATCCATGCATTTTTTTAGCAGCTTTAGGCCAAGGAATAAATGTCACATCGTGTTTTTCTGGATAGTAGTGCTCTATTGCCCTAGATAGATGACAATCACTAATCATATAAACATTTTTCATATTATATAAATTCCCGTCCTGCCGCAGCATATTGTCTTGTAAGAAAATCCTTTAATATATCATTACTCATAAAAATAATAGAAAATTTGGGTTGTAAATTTTGAACAGAATGGTCTTGGTGTTTTTTAAACCATACAACATCTCCAGCATTTAACATAAATTTTGTTTCAGATCCTTCTGTTGGATTGTCATACATAGTCCACTCTGATTTTCCCATGCATTGCCAATGTATTACATCGGATTCATCTGAATGTTTAGTTGTTCCCTCCCCATCATTCCGTCCCTCTATAATTAAAGGTGTAGTTTTTACGCCATAAAAATTTGAGCATTCATTTATAAAATTACTTACATTTTCGTTTTCATAAAAAAAATCAGGCAACTTTTTCATTGAAGCCAGAGATTTACCATCATCACTATTATTTACATCGGGCCTCCAGCTAAATGCTTTATCAAATAAAGATGCATCTGGTGGAGTAGCATAATTTCTAAATACTACGTAGTTATTTGTGTCAAGGATTGTACGTGCTTCTTTAGAATTTATTTTCATTTATTAATTATACCAGTATATATTTTAGTTGACTGCTATTTAAGATTTATCAAAATGTTAATAAATTTTTAATTTGTATGATACACATATTTCAGATGTCCGATTTGTCTATATAGTCCGCACATAGATATATGACCTTGAGCGTGAGTGTGGTATAACTCACAAAGATTTATTTAGACACGCCCGAGAATAAGTGGCAAAATGTCAGTGCCCGCATATAGACTTATAGTATAAA